TTTGTTTAGAGCGGGAGTTAAAATCGGATTAACTATATCTGCAATAGCAGAACATCTTTCAGCAAATGTTTTTAAAGCTGGAACAATAAAATTGCAAAGCACATCTTTCAATCCATTTAAATATGTTTGGACTCCTTCAGATTGTGCAAATTCCTTCATTTTAGCTGTTGCATTTTTCCAAGCTTCAGTTAATCCTGATAAAAATGGGGATATCAATTTATATCCTGTATTGTAAATAGCCTCAAGAGTTTTAACTATATCGGTTTTACTGGTTGCCCAAAACTCATCTCTAAGTTTCCCGAATTTATCTGTTAGGATAGATGCAGCCGAAGTAACATTTTTTACTGTTGTAATTAGATTTGTTAATGTAGTATTAATAAACCCTTGTATACTAGCTTTATTATTATTAACAAATCCTTCAAACCCCTTTGCAATTGAGTCTGTAATATCTCCAAAGTTAGCTAGTGCTATTCTTATACTCTCACCAACTGTATTTCCGATATTTTGACCAATTTGCTGTAACTGAGTTTTATTATTACTTAATGTAGTCTTAATTTGGATGGCAATTGGTTTAAAAGCATTACCCAAAGAATCCTTTGCACTTAAAATTGATGTTTTTAAGTGTTCAAGACCAACACTAGCTTTTACTACAAGCTCTTTACCACCAAAATTATCATAAATTTCTTTAAGTTTTGATTTCATCTTATCAAGAGATTTATTTGCCTTATCAATCTCGTTTGATTGTACTGGAGATGTAGTAGTTTTTGATGGTGTTCCTGTTGTAATATTAGAACCACTATCAACACTTCCATTACCTAAAGTGTTAATTTGGTCAAAACTTGCCAATGCACCCTTTGCTTGTTTACCAGCTGTTTGATATGCATCTCCTAAATCACTAACAGCATCAGTTTGACTATTAGTTGTATCTACTTGTTTTTGTTGTTGCTCAATTGGTTTGCCAAAAATCACTTGCATTAGTGCAGCAAATTTATTCATTACCTCTGCAATCTTGCTTGCCAAATTTGTAAGTGCTGGAAGAACTGCATTATATATTGGTAAAAAAGCTTGTCCTAAAGCAAGTTTAATGTTATTTAGTTGAGCTAAAAATTTCTGCTGTGAGGATGCAGTGTTCACATTAATGCTATCACCATACTTTTTACTAGCCTGTTCTAAAATAGCAAATAGTCTAATTTGTTGCTGAGTTTGATAATCAAGTTTTTGCCACGATTTATTTCCTGCAAATTTCTTAAACGCATTTGTAGATTCAATCATAGCAATATTTACATTGATACCCAAATCCTCTATACTCTCTGTGTTTCCAAGCATACCTGAACGAATTCGTTCCATAACATCTTCCATATTTCGTCCAGTACCAGAAGCTACAATAGCACTTGCTTTTAGTAAATCTTCAGTGTATTTTACAGTATTTGATGTATCTTTAGTAAATCCAGAAATCAAGTTCCCGTAAACACTTCCATATTTTAATACTTCTTGTTTACTCATGTTAAAAGCAGTTGCTTGAGTTTTTGCCCAATTCATAAAACTATTTGCACTTGTACCCATGATACGGTTTATTTGCTGAATACTCGCCTCAACATTCATAGCTGCTGAAACACTATCTTTAATAATTGCACCAATTCCAATAGAAATTAAAGCAAGTTTTATTTTACTCATTGTGTTGCTTAATCTAGTTTGAGAATTTTTCATTGTCTGATTTACTTTATCCATGCTTGCAGTTACATTTCTTGAAAAATTATTTAAGCTCTTTTGTCCTGCTTGCATACCTTTAGACATTCCAGAAAAATCTGCACCTGCACGAACTAATATATTTTTTGTTGCCATATCTTCACCTGCCTTTTAAATAAAACAAAAGAAGGATAAATTAATTACCCTTCTTCGCCTTGTAATCTCGTATTAAGTTGTTTAATTTGATTTAACATATCTTGTGGTGTCATAACTTTTGGTTTATTATCAGTTTTTAATATATCTGTTAGTTTTGGCATACGATTTACTCTTTGCCAATATGCAGTGAGATAAGAAATAATAATTTTCTCGTCACCTTCTACTTTTTGCTTACTGCTAAATGCATTACATTTTATAAAAAATTCACTTGGGGTTAATTCCCAAAACTCTATAAAATTCATTCCAATTTGGGCAGCGACTTTTAAAGCATCTTTTGTTGTAAATGGTTTATCTTCGCTACCCTCTATTAGTTTTTTTCGTTATCTTTAGCACCTTTATCTTCATCATCACTAAATGCATCTTCAAATGCTTCTGCTACAATTTCCATAACTTTATTAAAATTACTATGTTCGTCAATTAAATCCATAACTTTATCAGGTGTTAAATCTTTATCTTCATGTGACAACCCTGCCCAAATCACTATTGCTGCATCATCCATTGACATATCATTAAAATCTAACTTAGACATATTTTTATTTAAAGCCTTTTCTATCTTACTTATAGCTCTCATTCCGTAGCACAGATTTCTCATTTTTTCCAATTGAATTGGTGTATACATATTTTTATCCTCTCATCATATAAAAATAGGGGTCATGCACTAGACACAACCCCACTTAATCTTTTAATTAAATTACTTTACTACTACTATTTCATAAATCTTTTGAGTCTTTCCAGATTCATTCGCAAGTATTGTTAACTTCTTACTTCCTGCCGACATAGCTATTGAACTTGAAGCACTACCACTTGTAAGTGACTGACTAAGTACTCCATCAACATATAATGTCATAGTATGACTAGCTGCTGTAGCTGTTACTGTTACACTTGTTCCTGTCAATCCAGTATAAGCGTATGAGTATGTTCCATTTGCGAACGTAGGTGCAATTGTTCCACCAGTACCTGTAATAACTAATGCAGATAATCCTGTACTTGGAGTAAGCCCCAATGATGGTTTACCGCTCACTTTTATAGTAGCTTCAAAAGGTATTAAATCTTCTAAATCAGCACCAGTTTTAAAACCCGTAACAATACCTTGAAACGTCCAACTTGCTCCTAGTGAAGCAGGAAATAAAATTGTAAAATCTAAAAGTGTTCCTGCATCATATGCATTATATACTGCTATTTGTCCATTAGTATCAGCTGAGTTAAAGAATCCAGAAATACTGCATTCTCCTGCATCTTTTAGTCCTTGCATAAATGTTCTATTTCCATTGCTTTCCAATGTTGTTGTTTCAATAGTATCTGCCGATAGCTCTAATCCAGATATTGAAGTCAATTCTGCTATGCTATCAGCACCTATTTTTATTTTTGTTCCCATTGCCTGTTGTGCCATATTATCAAATCCTCTCTATATATGTTGCTCTTATTGTGATTATACTTCTGTACAATTCAATTTCTTTTTCAAATAATTCTACTGGCTCTTCTAAGGTTATTCCTTGAATTTCCAATCCATTTATGACTGTTTCTTCTAAGTCAATTATTTTATCAACTACTGTTTTAGTAAGATACTTCATTTCTGTATAACTATTATGTAAGATATTAAACTCAAATAAAACCTTTTTAAGTCCACTATACCCATCAAAACTTTTATATTCATTGCCACCAGCTTGTAAGTAAACAATATATGGTGCTTCAATGCCTTCTTCAGCGTTAAGTGGGTATATTTTATCTAAAATATCAGGAATAGTATTTAGTTGTTCGGTCATCACTTCTTCAAAAAACATTTCTGTCACCTCAATCTAGTTTATCAAGCTGCTTTATCATTTCATTAATTATAGTTTCTTTTATTGCAGTATCATTGTTTTCTATGGAATCTCTCATAAAGTGATAGCCAGGTATATATTTACCATCCCTAGTAAAATAGCCATATTCCTGTGATGCAGGGTAATAATATCTCTCACCATCAACTGTCATTTTAACAAAAATATCGTTCATAGCAGGATTAAAAGTAACTTGATATACTTTTTTACCTTTAAATTTACTCTTTTCAGGCTTTAAAATAATGCCTTTTTTCAAGTTACCTTCATCAACTGGAGCATCCTTTTTAGCATCTTTATAAGCAATATTTGCACCTTTTTTTGCACCTTTAGTTACCGATGATTGAGGTACTTTACTA